TCATCGTTCGATGCTGATGTATTCGCGTGTCGTAAAAGACAAGCCGCAGTGGAAGGCACTGTTTAATCTTGGCATGGAACAGCGCGGTGCGACGATGAAGCCAAAGCAGCGCACGTTCATGACACCTAAACAGTTTCGCAGATCAGTGAGTGATAACACCAAGATATTTTACAAAGCAGTGGGATCACAATGCACTGATTGTCGCGGCGAGGGCCGCTTCAATCCGCTAAAGAAGGATGGCACTGTGGGTAAGGCAGTGCGAATCTGTCGTTCCTGTGATGGCTCCGGCGTCATCTATCGTTCCACCGGAGAGGTGGCTGGATTCAAGATGATTCCTCGGAATGTTCGTGACGTGGCTGCTGCCGGGTTCAAAACAGACCGCGAGACTCTTGAAGAACGTGCCCTTGAACTGTCCGGTACAGCCCGTGTGTTCGCTGAAAAGTATGTTCGATACAATGCGTTGCGTACCTACCTTAACACTTTTGTTGAAGGTATAAAAAACAACGTTGACGACAAGGGCTTCATTCACCCTGAGTTTATGCAGTGTGTTACGGCGACAGGTCGTCTGTCATCTCGTAACCCAAACTTCCAGAACATGCCTCGTGGCAACACCTTTGAGATTCGTAAGGTAGTCGAGAGCCGGTTCGACGGGGGAAAGATCATTGAGGGTGATTACTCTCAGCTAGAGTTTCGTGTAGCTGGTTTCCTTGCCAACGACGCACAGGCGTACATCGACGTGCGTGAAGGAACGGACGTACACAACTTCACTGCTTCAATCATCGGATGCAGCCGTCAAGAGGCAAAGGCACACACGTTTAAGCCTCTTTACGGCGGCACAAGCGGGACACCCGCACAGCAGGAATACTATCGTGCATTTAAGGAAAAGTATGAGGGCGTCACAGAATGGCACGAGGAACTCCAGAAACAGGCTGTAGAGAAAAGAGTGGTTACCCTACCGTCAGGTCGTCAGTACGCCTTCCCTGACGCACGGTGGACGAACTACGGTACAGCCACGCACCGTACCTCGATATGTAACTACCCCGTCCAAGGATTCGCCACTGCTGACCTTCTTCCGGCAGCTTTAGTGTCGCTACAAAAGAAAGTCCTTGACGCAGGAATAAAGAGTGTGATTTGTAACACTGTGCATGATTCGATTGTGATGGATGCACACCCAGATGAGTTTGACACCTGTGTTGAACTTATGAAAGACGCCATGCTGTCGTTGCCTTTTGAGACAATGCGTCGGTACGGCGTCTCTTACAATATGCCTGTTGGCATTGAAATCAAAGCCGGAAAAAATTGGCTTGACTTGGAACAGGTATTTGGATAAGATCAATCTACCACCTGACGATAAGGAGTTAAGGATCATGGATGGGAATGAACTTATGGAAGTAGAAGACTTTGGTGCAATGGCCACGGCGTTTCGTAACGACGAGGTAGACGCACTGATGCAGATGACCGGACAGGGCGCTGTCCAAAAAGAGAAGGTTGGCCTTCCTCGTCTTAACATCAACTACGAAGCTGAGACAGAAGACGGCAAGCCCCTCACTCGTGGCTCATGGAAGATGTACCATGAAGGTCGTTTCATTTACTCAGATAACGTATCTGTACGGCCACTTCTTCGCACGTATGAATACAGCCTTTGGGATGCTACCCTCAACGAGGGGCGTGGTGGCTTTGCCGCTAAGTCTGTCCAAAAGACTGGGTTCGGCGGTACTTTTCCCGATAGCACTGGCGGCAACAAGTGTGGCCGTCTGACTCGTGACGAAGAGAACGCTCTCGCCAAAGATGATGCAGACTATCTCAAGTCTAGGGATGTTGTCTGTAATCAGGTTATCTACGGACGCATCTCCGGCACCTTTACGGATGCTGACGGTGTAGAGGTAGAGATTGCAGAGGAGCCAATGATCGCTTACTTCAAGCGTTCCGGTTTCAAGCCAATCGCTGACTTTATCGATGGCCTGACTAAAAAGAACCTTCTTATGGCGCAAGTAGTCATGAACTTGACCACTGCCAAGAACAAGAAGGGCAGCGTAACTTACTGGACTCCGGTAGCCTCAGAGGGTGATCGTGTCACAATCAGTGAAAGTGACAAAGATCTGTTCACTCTTTTTGCGGAGACTGTAAAGGCACACAACGATAGTGTGATGGCAGACTATCGTGAGGCCAAGAAGGCGGCGTCTTCTGATGAGGACGTTGATCTTGCAGCGGCGTTTAACGATGCTGACGCTGCTTAAGATCCAAGACTTTATGTCGAGGGCACTGCGGGGGGACACTGATGTTCCCCCGTCAGTTCTTAAAGAGTTCGCAGAGGACTGCAGGGCATCTACCGCAGATCAGATGGCCCGTACAAAGCGTGAATGGCGCTTACGTATGTCTGGCCTTGGCCGTCCTGTGTGTCAACAGATACTTGACAAACACGGCGTCGAAGAGTCGATGTCGTACAACACTCTTTTCAGATTCCTGTTTGGCGATATCACTGAAAGTATCGTCATGCTGATCATGAAAGAAGCAGGTGTTGACGTTGTAGACTATCAGCGTCAAGTTGAGTTGGATCTTGACGGTACTGTCATAAGGGGTACGCTCGACGTTATCCTGCGTGATGAGACTGGACAGGAAAAGGTGTGGGACATCAAGTCTGCAAGCGACTATGCCTTCAAACAGAAGTTCACTGGTTTCGACGGATACGAGGGGATTAAAAGAGACGATCCATTTGGCTATGTCATGCAGGGCTTTTTGTACTCAGAGGCAGTGGGGCTTCCATTCGGGGGATGGATTGTCGTCAATAAATCAAGCGGCGAGATAGCTGTCGTAGAGGTTCCGGACTGGTCACAGGATGACAAGGACGAGTATCTCAAGGAAGCCAAGCGCCGTGTCAAACTATTGTCAGATCCAAATGTCAAACCAATCAAGCCATATCCTGACACGTTTGAGACTTACAAGCGTCAAGGTGAAGTGATTCGTACAGGCAATAAGGTTCTGGCAAAAGAGTGCAATCTTTGTGGGTACAGGCATCACTGTTGGCCTGACGCACAGATTCATCCGAAGGTTACATCTGCGGCAAAGAACCCGCCAAAGGTGTGGTACACTCGGTTGAAGAAGAAGGAGATGTAAGCCCGTGCCTTACATATTCGTCAGAGATTACTCGCAAGAACTGTTTGATCTTAACGATGACATGTATCATGTGATCATTGAGTCTCACAAAAAAGTAGGGGGAGAGCGTAAACTAAAACGGATTCGCCAAAGTGATCGCGCTCTTCCTCTTACTTTGCGAGAAGACTTTTCAGATTTGGGGCATCTCTCTGCAGAGACAGAGAGCAGAGACATACGCCTCATTGAAGAAGAAATCAGTAAGATTAGTATACTTTCACAGTCTGGAGTTAATGTATGCGTTCCTTTGAGTCCTCTGACAAACGAGTTGGACTTCCTCGCAAGACTGTCCCCGAAGGTCGCGGGGTACGTTCTCAAAAGGCTAGGATCGGTAGGAATGGTTCTATGAAGGCATCCTCTGCTCGTAAAGCTGGGTTTCGTTCGGGGATAGAGTTGGCCATTGCCAGATCACTGACTTCTAAGGATGTTTCCTACGAATACGAAAAAACGAAACTAACTTACATACCCAAGCCCCGCACCTACGTACCTGACTTCTATCTTCCTGAACAGAAGATCTTTATTGAAGTCAAAGGGTATTTTGATAAGGGTGACCGTGTAAAGATGCAGCTTATTAAAGAGCAGTTTCCCGACCACGACATCCGCATAATATTTCAAAATGCACGAAATAAGATATACAAAGGCAGTAAGACTACCTACGGCGCTTGGGCCGACAGACATGGATTTATGTGGGCCGAAGGCTCTGTACCAGAGGAGTGGTTAAAGTAATGGCCGTAGACGAAGTAGAACTAGAAAAGGCGTCACTGCTTCCTGAGAGGTGGTACATCATAATGAGGTCGGATGATGAGAATAACTTTTATCTTTCCGCCTATGACACCACAGAGGATACCGAAGAATTCAGTGAGTATTTTGAGACAGGTGAGGTTATTCTGAACGGAATCCTCGAACTTGTGGAGAACGATCTGGAACGAATCGGTGCAGCGGGCCTCGCAAGAATAGCGTTCAGGGAAGAACGGGAAAGAATGATGGAGTATGTCGAGGAAGAAGAGGGTCCATCTATTGAACACCTCTCGGATTCGAACATAGTCAAAGTAACCTTCGGAAAGAAACAATGATCAGAGATAACTGGAACCTCAACAACTACCAGATGCAAGCGCGTAAGTTTGCCATCTATCCCGAATCTTCTAAGGTGACGTACCCCGCTCTCGGTTTGGCCGGAGAGGCTGGTGAAGTTGCGGACAAAGTT